ACAACGACAGTGGTACTGTGAGGTACTATAAGGACTGGTTTGCCATGAACAAGAACATCTACTACGATGATCAGGAGAATGGAGATCAAACGTTCCCTTCTATGTTCTCTGTGGAGAATAAGCAGGGCATGGGGGATTACTACATTTATGACATAATTGAACCGCAAGGAGGGGATTCTACGGATGCAATTGAATTTGAGCCCCAAGCTAGGCTGTATTGGCACGAAAAATAGGTTGGTCAATGCACACGAATGTGCAGTTGATCATCAACCAATCAACGTCCACGCCAGCATCAGCAAGGGGATTGTTATTAGAAATATAAATACAAGGCCTTCCCCACTTAATCTTTTGTTTGTGTCTGTACTTGTCTGTGGCCCAGAACTCCAACTGACAGCCCAACCAAAACTTGTAGCTGTGAAAGAATGACAAACCACCCTGCATATCGTCGAAAATGGCATAATCGACGTCATCGACGGACTCGTCTAATGAGAATAAACCGCCAAAATACGCGTGATGTCCCAGTGACCTGGCCCATAGCGTTTTGCCTGTGCGGGATTCTCCGTATAATACTAAAGATCTTCGTCGTCCTATGCTTAGTCAGCATAACGCCACACAACCCCTAGCTGAGAACATATCCCAGCGCCCTCGAGTGCCTAGCAGTGCACGAGCCCCCCTCCGGGGGACCGACCGAAGGGAGGAGGGGCCGTGCATGCAAAGGCATGACGGGCAAGATCACTTACCTTCAACTCTAGGTCCCACCAGATTTTGTTGTACCCACTGATCGAGCTCTGGAAATCCCTCTGTCTCGAATGATATGATTGGAGGGTGAATGTAGGGTTCGGGTTCGGGTCGATACCGCCAATCGGCATAACATCGGAGGGAAGTGAAGTTACGCAGAAGTGTTCCCGGAGCCAGTCTCTCGCAAGTTGCAAAAAAGCTCTCTCGGTCTTCTGAAAGGAGGATTGTAGCCCATACAGAGCTAGACGCAGAAACCCGATTTCCGGGTCTTTCGAGTCCACCCGCGACAACATCGCCATACTTCGTCGCATAATCCCAACCCTTCTCCGGTGTACTCCAACCAGAGCGGACATTTGGGTGCTGTCCATCGACATCGAATACACGGACATCTCTTGAGCTAAACTTCCGTTCGAACATGAAGAAAGCATGTAGGTGAATTCCGCCATCTGTATGCCCTTCGCGTCCGATGATACACTCAGCTCCAAGGTCTCCAAGCATGTCGACAATGGAAAAAGGATCGAGATCGCCGCACTGAGCGTATGTGAGGAGTCCATATTTGGCTTGGAATCTGAAAGGCATGTGACTGGATCCAGGGTAACAGTTAATATTATTGTTACCCTGGATGGAGCCACGGAGACAGCTTATATCATTAGGATCACGTGTTAGTGTGACTCATGCCAAGTGTTGCCTGAAGGACTTGACCAAAGGCTGCTTGAAAAAAGTATAAATAGTGGCGTCATCCCCTTCGATCCTTACCTAATGGCTCGATCGAAATACTGCACTTTGCCACGTCATCCTTCCATCGTCCCGTGTCCCTGCAACGACAATGGCCTACTCATGGAGGCGATACAGCGTTCCCAGGCGAAGATTTCGCAGAAGCTTCAAGCGCCGTTCAAGCCGCCTAGCCTACCGAAGGCGAAGACCCTACGTGCGCCGAACAACTCGAAGGAGGACTTGGACCACAAGGGCCATCCTCAACAAGACATCAAAAAAAAAGACTGATACTATGCAAGTATGGTCTGATACACAAACTCCTGGCACTTTTGTGCTTGGTGGTGCTGTTATCCCGGCTGGGACTGGAGCTGTCTATCAGTTCCTTTGGTGTCCAACCGCACGCCCCGGCGAAACAACCACCGGAATTGACGGCTCAGCTATCGACAAGGCTGTCCGTACCAACACCAATTGTTTTATGCGTGGTGTCAAGGAAAATGTCTCATTACGTACAAACTCTGGGGTTGCCTGGAGGTGGAGAAGGATCTGCTTCACTATGAAGGGTGATACCCTGAATTTCGGCGATAATGATCCGGATACGAGCAACGTGGCTAGGCAGACGTCAAATGGCATGATGCGCTTAGTTCACCAGGACCTTGCCACGATTGATCGGGTGACTCAGGTTGTGTTCCGCGGACAAAACCAGACTGACTGGGTCAACCATTTCATCGCCCCCATCGATACTCGGAAAATTTCTCTGAAGTTTGACCGGACTCGTGTCATTCAGTCCAACAACGACAGTGGTACTGTGAGGTACTATAAGGACTGGTTTGCCATGAACAAGAACATCTACTACGATGATCAGGAGAATGGAGATCAAACGTTCCCTTCTATGTTCTCTGTGGAGAATAA